TATCTGGCTTGGCGATCAGCGGTCAATTGATCAGCTACCTTCGGAATAAATATTCGATAGAAATCGCCAGAATCGTCCAGAAGCTCAGACATTACCCCGCGAGTTACTCCGAGATCGAAAACAGAAGACATTTCGGCATTGAATATAGATGCTCCAGCGTCACTGTATGGAATCTTTGGAGTGTTTAGCAGTCGAGTGGCAATAGCCTCTTCAATTCGTGCCTCAATCCAATCAGACCCGCGCTCAATGTCAATGTATCGACCAGAGGCCATCGTTCCTTCTTGCGTATGGCCTACGCCAGCAAGATAGGTATATAGGTTCGCGTTCTTACCAAGCGCAACCGCCTCTTGTGATGGCGATAGATGGGTTTTGGAGGTGATCTGAATACCAGCAAGCGTTTTAAACTTCCAAGTTTCTGAACCAGGATCAGAAGGTAGCATGTAACCTAACCAAGCCGCCTCTGGGAAGTTATAGCCAGAGAAGAAATCAACTGTACCCGTTGCATCTCCAGCGGTAGTAGTTACTGTATAGGTTCCATCGGTTGGGATAGTTGCAACAACATTATCGCCATCAATGGCAACCGTTGCAGAGTTATCAAACGTAACAGGGTCGCCAATGCGTAGCCCGTGTAGTGCCTGGGTGATGGTTGCAATACCTGAAGCAACAACAGCGACAACGCCAGTACGATCCTGAACTACTTGATGGTGCCACATATATGCGGTTTTGTTGTAGCTTGATGCCTGTAGTAGTGATGCAATATCAGTATCAACGGCGGTCAATACGTCTGCGTCTGATGATTGGCCAATGAAGATTTTGCCGTTAGCCTCACACCATGCAGCAATCAGCTGAATATCAGAGCTAGCTTTCTTGGCGCTTGCAACAGCGTAGAAATCACTATCCTCAGCAAGAATAGCCGCTAATGCGGTAGTCAGTGACGCATCACCAGATTCATGACGACCAACCTTAATAGATGTTGGTGTGCGAGTCTGTGAGAAAACAGCTGTAGACGCCTTATGCACTTTCGTAGTAGCTGCAAAGTCAGTGACAACAGCTGCAATATTTGGGTATGATTTTGTTCGCTCAGAGAATACAGAATCAGCAACAGTATCGAATACTAGGATAGTGCCAAATCCCTCTCTACTGATGCGTGTATCAGCAACATTAATCGTTACATTAACGACATCGGTGATTTCAGTCATTGTTCAATCCTATGTGTTTACTGTTAAATTGCCATTTTCAGTGGTTGGTATCTGAACTGTCTCGACCCATTCGCCAAAGCTGCCATCATCGACACTCTCGGCGGTATACATCAGCCTCAAATCAGAGGCCGCTCTTCGTTCCCATCTTTGGCCAAGCTGCTCATCTAACCTAATGACAGGAGTATGACGTAAAACCGTCACATTTGCACTATTTAGCACACTTACTACTTCAGGATGATCTAGTGAAATCAGCAATGTATTGAGCTTATCGGCCGCTTCAACATCAGATACACTTTCTGCTGGTTCCGTATAAACAGTGAGCTGAGCGGTCATTTCACGCATCCCAACTACCCTGTGTTTTAAGGTAGGGCCACCACCGTCAAATTCTTGACGCACATCATCATCGCCGGTCTTGATATTGTCTGCAATTATCTGAAGTGTTGCGTATGGCTTTGCTGGTCGATCAGCTTCTTGGTTGATAAATATAGCGGTGCCGACATCAGCATAGGCGCGAATCCACGTAAGAAGCGCAGTCTTCATGCCTGGGTAATCTGTAACGAGAATAATAGCCATTAGTCATCCACAAAGACGGCCATAGCTCTATAAAAGCCGCCGTCATCCCAATACTGGGTTTTCTGTATGGTGTACACGATGCCGCCATAGGTTACTTTGTGCTTAACAGGTAGATTTACCTCAGACCATATTACTATCCACTGCAATGTATTCTGACCTTCAGCCATATTTCTAAGGTCTTTGTCACCAGCTGGTTGAATATGAGCACTAACTGTCGCGCCTGAGCCAGCAGCATCAACGCCATATCCGTCATTATCAAAGGATGATGCGCCGACAGAGGTGAGCGTGTAGCTCTTCACATTGCGCCTGATTGTTTTGATCATTGAAGCGGCCATTATGCAGCAGCTCCAGGCTTGACTACATAGCGAACAGCACCCATAAGATGGCCCTTATCAATAAGGGGGTTATCTTCACCTTTTGCTTTGATAGTTGCCGGTGCGTTTGGAGGCTCACTCAGATTAATCATATATCTCTTTGTCATGCCTTCAATCAACTGCCCCATTTCAACTAGGGCGTTATACTTTGTCATTGTGCCAGCGAGTATCATGTCACTAAGGGCATTAGCGTGGCCCATTAACTCTGTTTCGTTTGTATCGATAGCGCCGCGAATATATGGCCTTGCTGGTATGTTTTTGGTTCCAAACTCATTAGCTCCTGCAATAATCAAAAGCTCTTCTGACTCTTCAGCATGGATACCTATGTCAACATGACCGGTTTCAGTATTGATCTCATCTATGATGGCCTGCATACCCATATCAATATCTTCGACTTGAGAGGCCGCCATATTAAAACCTTAGTTTTATCCCAAGCTTAATATTATTTGAAATGGCTAACGTCTCCATGCCCGTGATGAATACATAAAATGTTTTTTTATCTGGTGAATCTAGGGCATACTCACCAATTAGATTCATGACAATAGCGGAGCCTAAGAAATAAGCGTTCACCTCGCCCATTGACGGGTGCTTACCCATAATTGGGTTTATTTCGCCGTGCTTATCTGGATTGTCTGCTATATATCGGGTTTGAAGCCAATCAACGACTAATAGCGTGTTGGCAGATGTGCGCCAATAATCAGCCGATACGACTTGTGAGAACGTCATCATGGCGATAAGTAAGGCGATACGCATTAGACAACCAATATACCTGGAGTTGTGCTTTCTCTGATCTCTAGGAACATTAACCCGTATTGAGTTGAGGCTATGATCGTTTCGCGGTTCAGATATGGCAATGTCCATGAACGCGACACCCCGCCAATTGTTTCAGATGAAACAGGGCCACGACCACCGGCATCAGTTTGAGCGAGAGAGAGAAAATGAGCCGCTAAATAGGTTTGAGCTAGCTTTGTATTACTGCCATATTTAGCAGCAGGAGCCATCGTATCAACAAATGATGAGATCAAAACAAAAGCAGGGTCATTATCGTCTTCTATGCTCTGTACATAGTCATCGTCACCCGCAACTATCTTAACCTCATCAAGTGTTGGCAGCATTACTTAATCTACCGTCAATGTTTTGATGGCTTTTTCACATGCCTTTACTACGGTAGGGCGTGGGTCGCCTGATAGGTTCTCAGCGTCAAGGTAGCCCTGAACAATAGAGACATCAGTTACTTCTTTAATGATAGCCGCTGCGTCACGTGCGCCAAGCTGAACGATGTCAACATTGATAGTGTCTTCGCTTGCATCTTTGGTGCCTGAAGTATTTACGCCTTCAGTTGTATTTGCGTCAATTCCTTTCCCGTTGATCACCTTGATCGTCCCATCAATAATCATTTCTACAAATGCTTCAGACGTGCATCGTGTAGCAATCTTGATCTCTTCCTCATCTGTACTGTCAGTTTCGCCAGATAGTGCTGCAATCTTTGCCAGAGATACAACATTCTGACCTGGGTTCAAAGTCACAAGGCAATTGGCCTTTGCTGAGAACGTGTGTTGAGTGGTGCCGTTAAAAATAACGACTGCGTTTGGTGTGCTCATAAGCATTCCTAATTTGGGGTGGCCTTCCCTGGCCTGAGAGAACTATTAAATGTCGTAAAGTGTACGACAAGCTAGTGGGTAGCGAACAACTACACCAGCAACCTCTGCTTCAACAGGAATGATGAATTCCATGTTTCGGGCTTGTGGTGGAAGCATCTGCATTTCCATAGGGATGTGCATTTGCAATACTTCGTCATCCAGCTCATAGCATAGTGCCATGTCTGAACCACCGGTTCCAGCGCCTTCCAACTCAAACAACCAATCAACAGTAGATAGGCCGAAACTGTTTCCAGGGTTTGTAATAAACTGTAGAACAGTAGTATCACTATGAGTTGAGCGCGGGGTGTTGGCCATGATGTCGTATTGCGCTTGAGGTACGAGCAACACATTACCTTCATGAACACCACGAGTAGCAGTACGAATACCCGAGGTTAGCAATCGAACATCATTGATCTGCTCATCAGCTGTTTTATCAGCCCATGCGCGGGATGTTGCGCCTGCATTCTGAGGAGCTTGAACGGTAGGGATATTGGGGTTAGCCAAGAAGCCTACAATGCCATGATCACTATCACCAGTCCAAGCCAGGGTATTCTCTAACTCATGGATACCACGACGTGCAGCATCTGCCTTCATGGTGTCAAGTGGTACACCTGCAAATACTGCTTGGCGTAGATCACTGGTACTGTAACCAAAGCTAGTGCCTTCATTGTGAACGTTCATGGTGTGACGTGTTGCGTATACGTCAGACCGTGGCAGATCATCAGAGGGGTTAGCAATGATTTTAGCCATACCTACCTTAGTGTAAAGGTAGTAGGTAATGGTTGCAGCACCGGCACCGGCAACGCCGGTAATCGGGATAAACTTACGATAGCGAAGCTCACGTAGTTTCTGCTCGTAAAGGCGAGTTTCTACAGCCTCAAGTTGGCGCTCTAAAAATAGAGACTCGCCAGCATCAGTATGTAGCGGCCCGTTTTTGCTGACAACACCAAGCTCTGTAGCGGCCTGAATGCAGTCGGTAATGTAACGACGTTTCATCTTTGTATCCTCTTATGGATTGATTAACTACCGACTAAGGCAGGTTGATTTCTAAAAGTGCCAATTGATTGACGGCTGTGGTTAGAGACTTCCATTCGGCATTCGCTACAACATCAGCTTTTGACGAATCACCATCAGTGCGGAATCGACCAGGTAGGTTAACCGCCCCATTTGCTGTGTGCCGGATATAGACAGCATCAGCTAGCGAGGTAATTGCATCTTCTGATGTAACCCAGATACGGCCTTTTCTCAGGGTGGTGATTGCTTGACCTTCACGATACTGAGCAAGACCATTGCTGTTCTCACGATACTGGTTGGTCTGTACAGATACGCCTGCCAGAGTGAAGCCTGTAGCCCCTGGCAGTGCTACCAATTCAGCATTAGTTAGGTTCTGAGCAAGTCCGCGTCCAAATGGGATTGGGTTGCCAGTAGCATTTGCAGTGGTTGCCACTAGGGTTAGATTAGAGTCTGCCTCGGTGACGGTCATTGGAGTGCCAGCAACATCAGCAGTAATAGTTACATCGGGCGATACTCCGCCAAAAGTTACTACTCCAGTCAGCCAGCTCATAGCGACACCAGCCGCAACTAAACCAGCCTGAATTTCTGCGAATGTGCCAGAAGCATCTGAGGTATATGTAATAGTGTGACCATTGACTACGAAGGTATAGGCGGTAGTATTGGCCTCAGTATCAATTGTAATAGTCGCTACCTGAGCAACATTAGCACCAGCGGCACGACTGACTTTATCGGTGAATCCGATATCTGCCAGCCCACCCTCTACGGATGCGGTCAAATCATTGTAATCGGTTTGCATTGTATTTGTCCTGTATTGAGCTTAGTGCTTAAGGGTGTCTTTGTGCATGTCAGATACCCTTTCTAGATATGTG